GCCGCAGCTAACGCGTCTGTCGGGAAGTATTTACGAAAGATGCCGCGCAGACCCTTCGCGCTGTAGTTCAGGTTCTCGCTGAACGCCTTGAAGCCGCCCGACTCATGCGCCGTTTGAGCAAAGAAATGTGCAGCCCGATCAGGTGATAATTTATAAAAAGCCGCAGCCGCCTTAAATGTACCCGGACCAAATGCACCATCAGCGGTCACACCTATCTTTTTCTGTAGATTTACAAGGCTCATTTACCCGCACTCCGCCAATCAGGAAAGTCACTTTCGTCAACCACGCCGTCACCGTTGGCATCATAGCGCAGATCGTTGCGATACTTTTCCCACGGAGCAAGATCGTCGTCATCGTCTTCTTCAGGCTCATCAATAAAGACAGTGGCTTGCGGATCGTCGTACACCTTCGGCGCCATCGCTGGCGTCAGTTCAAGCGGCGCTTCTGGCTCTGGCGCCGGCGCAGGCTCAGGGTCGGTGTCACGCGCATTGGCGTTGAGGCTCAGGCCGCCCAGCAGTCCGACAAGCGCACCGATAATGGTCTGGAACGCAGGGTTAATCATCTCAAGGACGGCAGTGCTGTCCACGACATCGTTAGGTACGAACATGCCGACGACCAGCGCCAGCACGACGACAAGGATAACTGCCGACAGCGTAACGATTGCCACGCGAACGACAAACTCAACGGTGTCGTTGACGCCGTCGTGCTTGCTCTCAAAACTATTCAGGAAGCTCATTTTCTTCGTCCTTCTTCTTTTGCATAGCGCCGCTGCCCTGCCCCGCCATAAGTCCTGCCAACGCCCCGACAATGAACGTCGCTATCGGGTTAATCAACTTGAAAAACTCAGCGTCGTTAGGGGACTGCCCTTCCATCGGCTGCGACACAAACACCAACGAGTATAGCACGGTCGCAACGATGAACGTCAATGTCAGCGACAGGACGATTCCGACGATGAACCGCAGCAACTCCTCCGGCGTCCATTCACTTCTCGGCTTCATTTTCTTCACCTGTATTGATTAGCCATTCGGTGCAGTAGCCCATAGCGATGCAGCGCGGCTTCTTGCAGAGTTCGTCTTCCCAATTCGCAGGGTCTTGACAATCGTAGCGGTAGCGGTCTTCGCAGCCAGCAAGCACCAGCGCCGCCAGTATTAGACTGACTATACGCATACGCCCTCTAGCCGGCCTTTTGCAGCACGTTCATGAGTATGCCGACGAGCAACACAATGATTGTGCCGGCGGAAGTCATGCCGACTTTCTCAATCCGCTTCATCCGCGCGCAGATACTCTCGTACCTGAACGCGCAGACCTGTTCGTGCGTGTTAAGTTGCGCTTGTGTTTCGTCGATAGTAGCCATTGTTAGCGTCTCATGGAGTTAAGGTTTTGAAACCGTTTATCTTTAGGTATCCTGCCGTATATCGGTACGGGGTAGCCTTCAGAAAAGTCAACATCTACCAGCGGTTCGCCGGTTTCAGGATCAAAGTCAGGAAATTCAGAGATGCCGTATATGCGGCGCATGGCGTTTTCGTTTTCCGCCTGCGTCATAATATTCTGCGTCTGCGCGGCAATCTTAGCCGCGTCCGAACCCAAGACTTTACCTGCAACACGAGCGCCGCCCCCCGCGACACGGCCTGTTTTAGTTGCCCTAGCTTCTCGCCTTGCTGCTTTTTCTACAGCCGCTGCGGCTGCTTTCGGGTCAAGCATTTCTGTGGCGATTTCGATAGCTAATTTATGGTCGATTTGGCCCTGAAGACGGTTGTAGATTGTGTTTGCAACGGTTGCGACACGGTTTAGTAACGCAGGCATATTTCCGGTCTGCGTCGCCAACTGAGTAATGCGCGGCGCGGCGGCGGCACCTTTCTGGGCTTGCGTTTTAGTTTTGGCAACGCGCGCAAGATCGTCGCGTATAGCTGTAATTACGGCCATTTGGTCTGGCGTAAGCACATCGGTCAGCGCCTTAAACCGAGCCTCGTTAGTGGTCGCACGCTTCAACGTACCCGGCGCGTCCGCTACGGCGGTAGCAAATACACCTGCGCGTTCTGTTCCACCTTCCAGCGGGGCGGTGAGTTTTCCTTCAAGGTACTGACCGACTTCCATTTGGTTGATCGGTTTAGACTTTTCGGCAAAGGTTGTGCGCGCTGCCCCGTACTCCGGAACCTTAGACTCCAGCCAACCTAGCAACCGTTTACGCACATCCATGACTTGTGAACGCGCCCCCCGGGCCAGCGCAGTATCGCCAGTTTTAGACAGCATATCATCCAAAGATATTTTTATGTTGTGGAGATACAGCGTCGGGTTTGTTTCAAAAGTAATCCCCTGCGACTGCGATAAGCGCGCGGCTTCTGGCATCGCTTGCTTAATGTAAGGGTCGTCGGACAGCACCATAAGTTTCGGGTCGGCGAGGAACTTGCGTGCTTCGGCGGCGGCGTAAAGCGGATCAGTTGCGGCGGTCCGCGCAGCAATCGCCGCCGTAAGGTCGTCGGCTGTTCCGCCAACTGTCCGAAGGCTGGCAAGGCGCGCGGCTTCGTTCGCGCCGGCGCGCATCAGATTTTCAGATGGCAATGCTTTGGCGCCGGCCTCACCCATTGCAGAAAACTTAGTCAGGCCCAAATCCGAGGCTTGCTGCGCGGCGGTTGGTCTGCTGCCGGGTACAATCTCACCGGGCGCGCGCAGTTGAGCGATAAGTTCAGGCGCGCGCCCTTCGGCGGCTTCCATATACGCCGCCGACTTAGGCGCCATAACATTAGCGACTTTAAGTGGCGTGCGCTCTGCGATTTTGACAACAGCACGGCCAGTAGGCCGCAGCACATTTACTGGGTTTGTAGCTTCGGCTGCACGCGTCAAGGCGTCAGCTACACGCGCGGTTTTCGGCGCAACTTTAGGTGCGACCTTTGACACTACTTTTCCGCCTTGGCGGACAGCGCCAGCGCCGCCGGACAGTAGCGTTGACATATCAGCCGCAAAACCTACCGGATCAGTTGCCAGCGTATTGTAAATGGCGTCACGGGTGCCGTAGCGGTCAGCCATCTGGCCGCCAAATTGCCGCGCCGCACGCACGGCGCGGTCCGCCGATTTGGGGTCACGGTCCAATTCATTGATGAAATTGTACACGTTTTTCGGCAACGCTTTTTGCGCGCCCGTCTTCAAACCGCCTGCCGCAATATCGAGAAGCGTGCCAGCCGTCTGAATAGGGTTAGTGACGGCGGTGTAAAATCCAGATGCAAACTCAGCGGCACTAGATGGGATGTTAGGTATAGCTTCAACAGCGGCGCCAAACAACGAACGCTTAGGCGGCGCTTGCTTTGGTGCTGGCATTTGTTGGATGCGCCGCAGTTCCGCGCCGAGCGCGCGAACCGTTTCGTCGTCGCCTTGCGCGTTCGCTTGTCGGATGCCTGCTTCCAGACGCTGTAAATCGCGCGCGTTCATAGACCTCGGCTCTTCAATATCTTTTCGATGTCAGGCGAAATCCTAGACCCGCCTTTAACTACCGGCGTTTTTGTTCTGGGCGGCGGCGCACCTCTTAATTTAAAGTCAGGGTATTCTTTAATATCATCGCCGTACTGAACGTCGTATACGCGTTCCGCAAGATTGGTCGCGCTGCGGACCTGCTCAATGATACGATCCATTTGAGCGTCAAGCGCGCGCGGCGTCATACCTTCAAGATCAAGTTTAGCAATCATGTCGGCGACAATCTTCCATTCTTGCACCGCCATAGGCCCGATTGCGCCTGATGCAGCGGCAGCGTCCTTACCTAATCCGGTAACAACGCCCTTTAAGTTGCCGATAAGCGTGTCTGCTTCTCTACTGCTTGCGCGGAATGAAGGAATGTACCCGCTATAACCAGTAATGGATTCCTTTTGGTCGGCGGAAAGAGCTTTGATTTTACTGGCAAGCGCAATAACGCCTTCTTTCGGGTTGTACGCTTTGTCCATCAGCGCCTGCGTTTTGGTGTATGCGTTTGCCACTTCAGTTTTACGTGCGCGTTTCTGCTGCGGCGTCGCCGGCGCAGGGCCAGCCGCGCGGACCGCTTCAATTTTTGCCAGTTCCGCGTCGATTAATTCTTGTTTCGATGGGCGCGTCGCACGCGATGTCGCCGCCACATCTTGCGGGCTTACGCTGTATATACCGGGGGCTGGCGACTCGCGGCGTGATATAAAAGGTGTACGCCCTTGTGATTGCGCCAGCGTCTGTTCCATCGGCGGCGCACCACGCAGACCAGCGGTCTGAGACTGCGGTGCTGGCCCACGCATATCAGCAAACTGCGACTGCGGTGTCTGCACAGGGTTAGCGCCCATCGGCGGCTGCTGCTCCATTGCGCTGTCAGCCAGCGACGGTGCGTCAGCTTGCAGCGTAATGTTGGCCCGCTGGAAGGAGTCCACAAGCGCCTGCTTATTCTGCGGCGGCTGGGACGCTAAAAGCTGATCGAAGTCCACTTGCGCCATGACGCCTGTCTCAAATGCAGAGTCAACAATGCGCGACATTACGTCTGGCGTCATTTGCACTGCGCCTGCGCCGCCCATATCGCTTTGGTTAAAGGATATTGGCCGCGACGTAGGCATACCCGAAGGGATGTTACGTGGGTCCATTCCTTGGTTCATCAGGTCTTGCGGCGTTGTGTTGGCGCCCTGCGTCGCGCGCATTGGAATGCTTGGTGCGGCTGCTGGCGCTGCTGCGGTCGGCGTTGCGCGCGGCGCGACTTCGCCGATAACCTCCGCCCGTGGGTCCAAGCCGCCAGCAGTAACGCTATATGTTTGCCCTGTGCGGTCGTTAACCGCCACACTAGCAACCGGCGTTGCGTAATTTTTGTTAATGAACTCGTCTGCTTTCATAATGGCAAATTTTAACGCTTCACCGTTGCCAAGCGTAGGCGAGATTTGACGTATGACTGCTGCGGAGTCAGGGTCGATAGCGTCTGCTTGTTTAAGCCAAAGTTGGTAGGCTTCTTCTGATCCAGATTTTAGAATACCCACGCCTCTGTTGCGAAGTTCTGTCATTCCTGCGACGCGGAAGGCTTGGTCTTTTTCCCTCATAGTCGCCGTTTGCGTCTGTGCCGCGCGCTCTTCACCTGCGCGGGCAAACTCCATCTCCTGACGCAAACGCTCGCCTTGAAGCTGCGCGGCTTCTTGCTGTCGCGCCATATTCATCATGTTCGCCATCCGCGCCGTGCGCTGTGCGGGATCAGGAAGTTGCGGGTTGCGCGCCTGAAGTGCTATCATCTGGTTTGCCATATCATTAACCTCTTGGTACGCCGGGCAGGCGGAATGGCGTGCTGGAACCAAAGCCGCCGCCCGGCGAACCGCCACCTCCACCGCTTGCCGAGCCGCGGTTATAAAACCCTATCATTGCGTTTTGCTCAGGTAAGCTAGAAGCGATTCCGCCAATCTGGCCCAGTGCAGTGTTAAGCGCGTTAGCTTGACCGATGTATCCAGACGCGCGGGCTTGGCCGGCGTTGTAGATGTTCGATGCTTCGTTCTGGCCCATCTGTCCAGCAGCGCCTGTCATTACGTTTGTGGCAGACTGACCGGAACCCATCAGCGATTGCAGCGGGTTAAGGCGCGCCGACCGTTCGATCTGATAGCGGTTAAACGCGTTCTGATATTCTTGGCTGGCTAAGTCTTGGCCGAAACGCTGCACACCCTTCAGGGTGGAGCCGGATAGCAGATTGCCGCGGGCGGCTGCCGACCGCTCTAGCGCCTTCATGCCTTCCGCTTGACGGAAAGCATAGCCGGGGTCTTGCTGGAATTGATCTGTACCAAAGGCTTTCGCCATGCTGCCGTAACCAGCGGCGGCCTTATCGCCGCCAATGCCCAGAAGCTGCATAATCTCTTGCTGTGCTGTTAGGCCACCTTGGCGAAACGGCTCTTGCAATTCCATCTGCCGCTGGAACATGCGCTCCTGCGCTGCGGTCGCGTCTTGCGCTGCTCGCTCTTGCGTTGCGGCTGCTTTCTTAGATGCTTTTCCGGCGATGGCGCCGCCGGCAAGTGAACTTGCGGCGGATATGCCTGCGGCGATTGCCATGCCTGTGGTAAGTGCCATTAGTTTAATCCCTTTACGAACACACGTTCTGTGGGTGTATACCCTAAACGCCCGTACATTTTCACCATAGTCTCAACGCGGTCGTTGTCTAGCGCAACCATAAACATAGCTTCTGCCTGCTTACTCTTACCCCATTTTTCTATCTCTTGGAATAGCAATTTTGATGCTGCTCCGCCCCGTGCGTCTGGCTTGATATACCACCACAACTCCTGCGCCACTAGCTTTGCAGGGTTGAAGTACATGGGGTACGCAATCGCCGCGGTAATGCCGATCAGTTCGCCTGCGTCTTCCGCCACCAAAACAATCATGTTTTCGCTGTCTAGCGCGCCTTCGACAAACGCGGCAGTGCCATCGCGGTCGAACGGAACTATATGGCTAACAGGTGTCGTCGCAACAAACGCTTCCGCCAAGTCCATGTAGCTTGGCATGTCGTCAATAGTGGCGGCGCGCACTGTTACGGACATTAGCTAACCAGACGGCCTGACGCGCGGATGTTAATCGCCGACGCCGTGCCAGCGATGGTGCTGATGAAGCCATTGTTCGGCAGCACATGGCCTACCAGTTCAGGAAACGTATACGTCTCTGATGGCTGGAGCGTTTTGGTCTTGACAATCAAGTTGTCGTTACCGGCGCTGCCCGCAGCCGTCACAAGGTTGACGCTGATCGTTGCAGCCGACACACTGTAGTTAGTCGCGGTAAACTTGTCGATAATCGTCTGCACGCCGTTCGACGTATACTGTGTCGTTTGCGTGTTCTCCGCCGTCTTGGCAGGGATGATGTTACTAATGGTTACGGCCATATCTGGTTCCTTAATACAGCAAAGTGTTAAACGAAGCGGCTTGCATGATAACCCAATTTGTGCCGTTTGACACTAGGGTAGCCCAATTACCAGACACGTTAAGCAAAATCGACGTTCCGGCTGCACCACCACCCTGCGGCACGACGTTGCTGGACGCAGAGTCAAGGTTCTGGTCTTGGTTGTTTTGGAACGTAAGATACCGTCCGACGTTGGTCGCAGCGGCTGGCAGCGTGACAACGCAAGTCGATCCTGACTTGTTGTTAATTATCCACGTCTCATCCGTCACCGTAAAGTCTGCCGTAAAGGTGACAGGTGCGGTAGACGCCGGTATCAGCGCCCGTATTGCCAGTTCGTCAAGCGGCGGCGGCGACAGGGCCAGCGCCTGTATTTCGCTTTGCACCACAGCCAAGTCAGACGCGGACGCGCCTTCGGGCTGCGTCTCTGTCGTTTGCGTCAGCGTTTCCAACAGCGCGTCGTAGGTCGCCAACAGCGATGACGTGTCGGGCGCTACCTCGACTTCACTTTGGTTGTTTTGCGTAGCTGTTAGCAGCGATAGAAAGAACCGATACCATTCACGGCTAATCGCGCCAGACCGCGGGTCGATAAATTCGACGCGCGGCGGCGTTAGCTGGGTAGGGTTAATCGGCGCCAGCGCCATTAGGCAGTTGTCCCGCTGAGTAGCAGTTCAGCGCCCATGACGTAAATCCGTACAGGGTCTGTGCCTGACACTTCGTAGACGCGGTCGCGTATCTTCATCGTCGCGCCAAGGCGGCGCCAAATGGTACGATAGCCAGAACGGCCAATACGGCCCATCGACTTCCAGTGTTCGCTGGACCATGTGTGCCCGCCGTCGTCCGACCAGCGCAGCATGGCTTGCGGATTGCTGCCTTGGCCGTTGTTCAGACCCACGCCTGTTTCGCAGTCAAGCTGCATGGAGTGCTGGATAGTACGCGCGAGGTTGTTAGCGCCCGTTGGCAGTGCGCGCCACGACCGCAGCCATTTCTGCGGCGCGCCATCGTCAGCGTACACGGTCAAATCAAACGAATAAATCTTGCCGGTCTGGTAGTCGCCAACAACCGTAGTGGCGTTGAAAAACATCTGACTGCTGGCGCGGTGACGGTTAAACTCGCCGTTAGCGAACGACGCCCGCTCATGCCATGCGCCGGTGGCGGCGTCGTACACCCATGTGGTGTTGGCAGTGGGAAAGTTCAGAACGTAGAAGCTGTGGCCGTCCTGCTGATACGTGTAGCCGGTCGCATCTGAGATGTCGGCATACTCTTGCATCTGCCATTCGATAGCGTGCGTAGATACGCGCTGACCGATGTAGCCAGCGGCCTTGTAGACAATCCCTTGACCGCGCGCGTCTTTGCCCAGCCAGAAAATCTGGTTGTCCATCTTGGCGATGCTGTAAGGGGCGGCGCAGCCTATTTCGTTAAACGCACCTTGGATACGGGCCAACGGAAAGTCGAGCAGTCCTGCGTCATACCAGACTTCGGTTGAGTTGGTGCCGAACACCCACACTTCGCGGTGGTCCACAAAGATAGCGGCTACGTTGTCTGGGTTGCCTTCTGCGCTGGAAAACTCCAGCGGGTCAATGCTGGTTCCGTCCAGTAGCTGCGTAACCCAGATTTTCTGCGTGCCGGGTTCGTTGAACGTGAAATAGCCGTCGATGTAGCCGACCGTGCCAGCGCCGGGAAAGTCAGGGTCGGTGATCTGCTGAAACACGTCCGTGCTGGCGTTGTAGATGTAGCCTTGCGGATTAGCGGCGATGAATAGCTGCGTGCCGTTGTCGGCCAAGCTGACAGGGCCAGAGCCGCCCACCGTGCCTTTAGCGACAGCGTTCCAGTTGTTGTCTACCTGAAACAACGTCGGGCCAGAAACGACATAGCCGTAATTGCCATAAGTCCACATACCGCGGATCGGGCCAACGCCGATAGTCGCAAGAGCAGTCAGCCCCGGCGCGCGCTGAAGGAACGCTGGTTCCTTGCCGCCTTCAGGGACAATCTCAGGAAACAGGTTAACCATACGGTTGTCGGCGGCGTTGACGCTTCTAGCGACATACGCCGACCCAAGGATCGGCGTCTTCATTAGTAGTTCCCGGCGTAGATGTTGAACCGCTGACGTGAAGCAATCAGGCTGTACGGTACCGACA